TTGGTGGTCTATACAATACTAAGCAGCCTGGATACGAAGATGCTGCAGATATACAAGCAGCACTAAAGGCTTTTCTTTATGGTAGTTATACCTATGACACTACAAGCACAGATCCTACACAACTGCCAAACCCCTCTTTAGCAAGACATCTGCAAGATCTGAGAGATGATGTAACATTTTTAGAAAACCAGGGAATTGGATCTGACTATTTAACTTTAGCACAAATAGCAGCAATCGCATCTCCTACAGACGGTTATATTGCTATGGCCTCAGATTCTAATGGTGGAGCAGTTGAATCTTTATATGCCTCCGCATTTTATACAAACGAAGCACCCACAACAGATATAGTGGATGGTGTTCTTTGGGTAGATAAAGATTCCGCAGCACTTGATACATATGTTTATGATTCAACACTTTTACCAGGGGACCCATGGGTAAGAATCAATGACCTTAAGAATATTATTCAGGCAAAGGGTGATATACTTATCGGCAGTTCTGCTGAAAATGTTGACAATTTGTCCGTAGGCGCAAATGGAACAGTTTTAACTGCAGACGACTCAAGTCCACTTGGTGTCAAATGGCAACAGGTAGATACTGAGTCTATTATAATTTCATCCGTAATGGGTGCGTATTAGGAGGAGATATGGCTACTACACCAAAATTAATGTATCGTGGAAATGCAGCAACATCTAACACCACACTTTATACAGTTGGTTCTGGAAAAACTGGAATTGTTACTGATATCGTTGTAACAAATACAGATTCTGTGTCTGCTACTTTTACAATTAATCTTAATGGTACCGCTTTGCTTTCTGCAGCAACAATCGCAGCAAATAGCATGGCAACTTTTGAATTAAAACAAGTATTAGAAGCAGCAGATACTATTTCTGGTTCTGCATCTGCTACTACTGTTAAATTTCATATAAGCGGAGTTGAGGTTGTCTAATGGCTTATTCCGTATACCCCGCACCTAGTTCTGGAATAACAGTCTCAGATGGAAACAATGCTGGTTGGAATCTTGGAGAAACTCAATGGGAGCAAATCTCTGAGTATAAAAATGCAACAACTGTTGCTAATATAGATTTTTCTAGTATTCCGCAAACCTATAGAGGTTTAAAGTTGCAAATTGTTGGGTTAACTTTGTCAACTGCTGATCAAGTTTATTTAAGAATTAATAATGATTCTACTGTTAGCACTTATTCAAGATTTGGAAGAGCAGAAAGATCAAATAATAGTGGAACTATAACAGTAATACAGCAACATTCTCAAAACAAAATACAATTAAACGGAGATCAAAATGTAGAGTCAGGAAATACTTTTCATTGTTTCATACATTTTCCAAATTATACATCTTCTAATGTTAAAAAACTTGAGTGGAACTCATATTATCAAACCGCAGTTGGAGCAGAAACTTTTTCTGCAGAGGGCACTTTTAGAAAAGGAACAACAACCCCAGCAATAACATCTTTGAGATTACTTACCAATAGTACTAATATGTATTTTGATGGTAATGAGGCATTATCTGCATCATTGTGGGGTATAAAGTAAAATGTCAACAGTTAGTTCAACCAGTAAAGTAGCATACATGTATGACCAAGCGTCAGACACTTGGTATGCTGTTGCTGGTACTGCTAACACAAATGTTGCATATAACTGGAATGCTGCTCATACTTTTGGATCTGTTGTAACTGTTAATGATGTTATTCGTGCCAAGGGTGGAGTAAATAGATTTCAAAACCCTACCGCCAGAAATACAATAATCCCATCTCCTGTTAAAGGTACAGTTTGTTTTGTTGAGCAAACAGACGGCGGTACTGATATTAACCAAGTTCAAATTTATAACGGCACATCATGGGTAGGAATGTTAGATACCGAAACCCTAGTAACAAAAACTTCTGATTATACTTTAGGTCTTGCAGATGCAGGAAAAACTATTCTTGTTGATTCGACTCTATCTAGAAACATCACTATTCCAACAAATTTGTCTGTTCCATTTGCAATTGGACAAACCTTAAAAATAAATAGGCTAAATACTGGCGCTGTAAATATAGTAGGCTCATCTGGAGTTATTATAAATAGTAGACAGGCTTCGACATCGATTGCAGAAAGATATGGAGTTGTAACTCTTATAAAAACAGATTCTGATACTTGGCTATTATATGGCGACCTACTTCTTTCTTCTTCTTTTATTTCAACACCTACCCCTACCCCAACACCTACTCCTACTCCTACTCCAACAATAACTCCAGCACCTACCCCAGCACCTACCCCAGCACCTACCCCAGCACCTACACCTACTCCAACATCAGCACCAGAACCAACACCAACACCAACACCGACACCGACACCAACACCAACACCAACACCAACACCGACACCAACACCAACTCCAACACCAACCCCAATTCCAACAGTAACCTGTGGATCTCAATATGGAACGACTACTGGAGGAGTTTATAGCGGATCATGTCCAGATGGGTCATGTCCAGGATGTACTCATTATCAAGAAGCCTGGTATAAGTGTTCTGACGGAACTACAAGTTCTACTAAGATATATGTTGGACTTGGATGTTCTACCCCAACACCAACCCCAACTCCGACTCCTACACCAACAACAAATTGTACTGATACAAGTCTTTTGTCTTCATCTCAGTGCGCTGACTGTGGTATGGTTTGGAGTCCTTTGTATGGTGAATGTATTTATGAATCATCGCCAACACCAACACCAACACCTACCCCAACACCTACACCAACACCTACACCTACACCTACACCTAATCCATGCTCTGGAGATATTTCTCTTCTTGGCCCAAGTGCGTGTCAGTCTTGTGGATATTATTATTCAACCCAATTTGGAGAATGTATTGATATGCCTTCTCCAACCCCAACACCAACCCCAACACCAACCCCTACTCCTACCCCTACACCAGCACCGACACCTTCGCCTTGTGTTGCAGGCTCATGGGCATATTCTGAAACACCATGCCAAGATGGAACAGAATATGGATATAGATATAATGCAGACTGCAGTATGTATTGGTCAACAAGATCTTGTTCAAGTTCCCCAGCGCCTACCCCAGCGCCTACCCCAGCACCAACTCCAGCGCCTACCCCAGCACCAACTCCAGCGCCTACCCCAGCACCAACTCCAGCGCCTACCCCAGCACCAACTCCAGCGCCTACCCCAGCGCCTTGTGAGTGCGTAATGGATGAATGTTGGATGGGATGTCCTGCATGCTGTAATGGTCAGTGCGGATGCTAACTTAGTGTATAATGTATAAAAAGGAGAAAAAATGGCCAAATTTGCATTCGTAGTAAATAATTCAGTGAAATATGTTCTTTCACTTACTTCAGATTCAGAAGTTAATAATAAATGGATTGCTGCCTTAAAATCTGATATTGTTTTTAAAGATGCATCGTTAAACTATGGACTTGCTCCGTTAGATTTATTTATAGATAATAAATTTTATAAAAATAATAACGGTAACTTGGTCGAAGTTGTTGAAAATGAAGACTGGCAAAACTCAGATGCCATTAGAATTGCAGGAATTATAGATGGAGAGGTGATTGGCATGAGAATAATAAATAAAGATGCCTTTTCAGAAGAAGATTTGCAAAGAATTGTAGATGCTTTCTTGTCAAATTCATCTATCATTGAGATAAGTGAAGATTCTCAGGTATCCATAGGATGGAACTGGGATGGCGACAATTTTTCAGAACCGAGCAATTAATGTCTGAAGAATTATCAGCATGGCAAAAATATAAACAAAATTTAGGAGAAACCAGGCCATGGGATTTGGTAAATCCTAATAGTGAATGGGTTTCAGAAGAAGTGTCTTCTTCACGTTATGAAATATGCAAGGCATGCCCAGAATTGATAAAATTAACCAAACAGTGTAAAAAGTGTGGATGCTTCATGTATGCAAAAACTAGATTAGAAAAAGCAACTTGTCCGATAGGAAAATGGTAATGAATAAAATCGAAATTGCTCCAGGAATAATGATTTACAAAGATGTAATAGATGGATACGAGTCTATCATTACTGATATAGAGGATGCTGTATTATTAAAGTCAGCATCATGGTCCCCTGCAGGAGTAAAAAGTGGAGAGCAGAATGGGGTAGATACAACCAAAAGAGATACTCTAACTATAGGTATTCCATATTCTGCAACGCCACAAGAAGATTTATCTAGTCCCTCTAAGGCGTTTTACTCTATTCTGGGCGGTATATTCTTTAATGCTTTTGATCCAGTAGAAAAAGATTATGCAAGAACTTATATGATTGATCTCCCATGGCATGACACATATGGAATACTAAAATATGGTGTGGGGCAAAAATTTGTAAACCATATAGACGATCATACAGATTATCACAGAAGAGTGTCTTTTGTATATTATTTAAATGATAACTATACTGGAGGAGAAATTAATTTCCCAAGATTTGATATATCGTACAAACCAAAAGCAAATGAAATGTTAGTTTTTCCATCAACATATGTATATAATCATTCTGTATCAGAGGTCACAGAGGGAGAACGCTACGCCGTTGTAAGTTGGTTAAGATAGTGTGGTATTATTTATAATATGTCTACTATATTTATAAGTATTCCTTGCTATCAAGATCCAGAAATATGGGAAACAGTTTCAAGTTTTTATAATAATGCTACTAATCCAGAAAATGTTTATTTTGGAATTACTAATCAGACAGATTCTCCAGAATTACACAAGGAAATGCTTTTAAAATTCCCAAATGTACAAATGCATATCTTGGAGCCTGGATCTTTGCCAGGGTGCCAGCCAGCAAGATTAAAGTCCCATGAGTTTTATGATGGGCAGGACTACTATTTAAACATGGACTCTCACATGAGAGCAGTTAAAGATTGGGATTCTAGGCTAATAGCAGAATTAAATGAAACAAATTTTATATACGGACCTTCAGTGCTAACTGGATACGTTGCAGGATATGACAAAGATGAATACGGAAAAGATATAATTCCTGAAGTTACATATACTACAGTTTTTAGAATGAATGAAAAAAATATAAATCATTTTATAAATCATGGCATTCCTCAGTTTATTTCCTTTCCTCATGAAACCAACAAGCCAATACCATCTCCGTACATCTCTGGTCATTTTTTCTTTACTACTGGTCAAGCAGTTTTAGATTCACCTTTTGTTGAAGATGTATTTTTTACAGAAGAAGAAATTTTTATGGCTGTTAGATTTTTCACTGCTGGATATAACTTATTTCAACCGACTACAACATATGTGTATCATAGATATGGAAGAAACAATCGTAGACTTTTTTGGGAAGACTTTCCTGAACATTGGTATGAAAATGATAAAAGGTCAAGAGATTTTGTAAATAATGTTTTACAAAACAATATAATTGATCCTAAAAAGGGATTATTTAATAAAAGAACTTTAGACGAGTTTGAGGAATATTCTGGAATTAATTTTAGAAAAAGAGCGTTATCAGATTCGGTAATTAAGGGTACATCGTATTTATAAAATAAAAATATCCCAGAGCCAAACAATATGAATGACCCTGGGATATTTTATTTATTTATTGCGGGAATTTACCAATCCATTCTTTTGTCCTTGGTGTTATTCCTTTCCAAGCACTCCAGTTTTCTCCGCCATTTGACATATGAAATGCGATTTGTGCATTTACAACTGGATTAAACAAGTCTGCATTGTGATCTAGGTCATATTTATTACGACGATCAGGACCAAGCATTCCGAGCATATTTATCTGGAAAATTCCATAAGAACTGTCTCCAGTTTTAGTATTTCCATTGAATGCAAGTGGTCGACCATTACTTTCTTTTTTAGCAATAGCCCATGCCTCCTTGAGATTTTGACCTTCAAATCCTACTAATTTAAGTAGTATCTTTAGGTCTTTATCAGATAGAGATGTGGCGTTGTTGTATTTTTCTAACTGATCTTCTTTAGCCTCAGAAACACTTTTGGCCTCTTTCGAGGCCTCTTTTGTTTCTTCTAGCACGATAGGTTTTATATCGTTTAATCGGTTTTCAGAAGCATTAGCAGCGTTTGACCAAACGGCAAACATAGCCAATATGCTGAGTGTACCAATGATGTTCTTGTTATTATTCATAAAAGTAATCATAGTTTCCTCCTTAGAAACAGATAACACCTTTTTAGGGGTGTTATATTACTTCCTAGTATAACACAGTTTGAGCCAGATAGTCAAACAATGATATAATAATCTTCTATGGCTGAAATAACTAATAACTATGGTCTAACATATCCAGAAGCATCTGACGCTGTAAATGTTCATAATGATATTAAAAAATTAGCGGATGATGTTGATGATGCAATATCTTCTCTTGACGCATCAAATGTGCGGGTAAAGGTAACAAATAACTCAGGCTCAACCATAGGTGCAGCAAAACCAGTTTATGCAACAGGACACACGAATAACAAAACAACAATATCTTTGTTTACCTTTGGACTCTCTGATGATAAACCATTTTTGGGATTAACAAAAACTTCTTTAAATAATGGAGAGTCTGGAGAAGTGGTTGTTGCTGGAGTTTTAACAAATGTCAATACAAGTGGATTTCCTGTAGGGTCCTTGCTTTATGTAGATTCTTACGGAGCATTGACTAATACTGTCATTGGTGGCGCAATCGGAATTGTGGCTGTATCTAACACATCTACTGGCGTGATTGTTATTCAGGCAAAAGGAAATGGGACATGGGGAGCATTGAAGGCTGGATTAGCCTAATATGATATAATAATTAAATGGCTCAGTTACGTGGATCTGCTTCTTCATATGATATAGGGAATAAACCTCCAACAATTGTTTGGACTATTGTGAGAGGAGATACTGCATCATTTAAGGTTTATGTAACAGACGATGAAAAGCAGCCACTAAATATTCCAGACTGGAATATTAATATGAAAATAAAACGTCCCAACAATACAGTTAACTTAGGCAAAATTACAGACGACGCTACATTAATTTTATCGCTAACACCATTAGCCGATGCAGATGATCAAATAGGAGAATTTACAGTATCATTATTGTCATCAGAATCACAAATTCTTGAAACGGGAGATATCTTCGATATTCAATTGTCAAACGCAACATATGTTTGGACAGTTGCTCAGGGTAGCATGAAAATTCTTGAAGATGTAACAGATTAATGGCATCGGCAAAAATATTAGATAAAAATCAAAACAAATTAAAACTAATAAATGCAGTATCATATGCAATAATTAACGTAGCAGATAATACAAGAGTAACTAAGATAAATGAAGTTCTTCCTTTTAGAGTTAAGTTTACTAATATAGGGATTGAAGGATATAGCAAAACAAACCCAGCAGGCATCGGCATTGCGGTAATTGGTTTTAGCAACTACATCCTTTAATAATATAAAAATGGAGGTTATAATATAGCCATGGCAAAAATATCAATACCAGCCGTAAAAAGTAAGTTCCAGACTGGTGATCGTCCTACTCAGCAGGATTATGAAGATTTGATTGACACCCTTGCTGGTGCAGGAAACGATCTTGGCTCTTCTGGAAATAATGAAAACACAATCTCTGGCATTGAAAATGTCACAGTGATAGATAATTTTGACGCCACCGAATGGCGTATGGTCAAATACTTGGTCTCAATTGCAAAAACAACTGCGGGAGATAACAAGTTTTATGCAACAGAGTTGACCATCTTGGTAGACGGTACAAATGTAAACGTCTCTGAGTATGGCACAATAGACAATGATGGGAATATTGGCACCATTAGCGTCTCCAGGGCTGGAAATACAGTATCCTTGACGGTTACTCCAGATCCTGCGATTAAGCCAGTCACAGTTCGTTATGCACGAATTGGACTTAAGGCATAACTAAGGAGATAAAAAATGGCAACAGTCGTAAAAGACTTTAAGGTAAAGAATGGTCTGATTGTTGAAGGCGAAACAGGTACCATCAACAACCATGATATTCTTACAAAGAAAACAGATGACCAAAACTATATTATTGGTCTTATTGGCGGTTCTTCAGATTCCGCTAACACCCCAAATACAGTTGTAAAACGTGATGGCTCAGGCAATTTTGCTGCAGGTACAATTACAGCAAATCTTACAGGCGATGTAACTGGTAATGCAGATACAGCAACCACACTTGAGACTGCTCGTACAATTTCTTTGGCTGGAGATGTAACAGGTTCTGTATCATTTGATGGTTCACAGAATGTAAGCATTACAGCAACAATTGATGGATCTTTTGCAACAGATGCAGAAGTTGCTACTGCTAAAGGCGAAGCAATTTCAGATGCAGCATCAGATGCAACTACAAAGGCAAACGCTGCTAAGTCTGGCGCAGAAGCAACAGCAGCAGCAGCACTCGCTTCTGCAGTTTCTGATTTAGAAGATTATGCAGATCAGGCAGAGGCTGATGCTAAGGCATATACCGATACTCGTGAGACTGCTATTACAGCAGCATATCAATCATATGCAGATACAGCAGAAGCAGACGCAAAGTCTTATGCTGATCAAAAGGTTGCAGATCTTGTAGATTCTGCACCAGCACTTCTTGATACACTCAATGAATTGGCTGCAGCAATTGGCGATGACGCTAACTTTGCAGCAAACCTTGCTACATCAGTAGGAGAAAAGGTTGCAAAGGCTGGAGACACCATGACTGGCGCTCTTGTTCTTCATGCAGACCCAGTAAACAATCTTGAAGCAGCAACTAAGGCTTATGTTGATGCAGCAGAGGCAGATGCTAATGCATATGCAGATCAGGCTGAAGTTGACGCAAAAGCATATACAGACACTCGTGAGACAGCAATTACAACTGCTTATCAGTCTTATGCTGATACAGCAGAAGCAGATGCTAAGACATATGCAGATGGACTTGCTTCAACAATAAATGGAACTATTGCAGCACTTGATACAGACGATGTAGCAGAAGGTTCAAACCAGTACTTCACAGATGCTCGTGCTAAGGATTCAGCAGCAGCACTTCTTACAACTGCTACATTAGAAAACATCACAATTACTGGTACAGGTAATGGTGGTCTTGTAATTACCGCAGAAAATGGTGTTGCAGACTCTACAACTGATGATCTTGCAGAAGGCGTAAACCGTCTTTACTTCACAGATGCTCGTGCAGTATCTGCTCTTGAAGCAGTTACTCCAGACTTCCCTGCAGTAGAGATTGCTTCTGTAGCAAAGCAGGTAGCAGCACAGGCAACTGTCGCAACTGCAAGCACAAATACAGCAGTTTCATGGGCTAAGGCAGATTATCGTTCTGCTGAATTTCTTGTGAAGATTGCCAATGGATCTCACACAGAGGTTTCAAAGGTTATCCTAACACTTGACACTTCAGACAACGTAGCAGTTACAGAATATGCAATGGTTGGAACAAACGGTTCTCTTGGATCAGTTTCAGCAGACGTTTCTGGCAGCGATGTTCGTCTTCGTGTTACAACCGATAATAACAACTCAACAGTTGCAGTTATGGGTACGCTTTTAAAGTAATAAAATAAATAAAAAGAGGGAGTGGTAATCTTGGCAACAGTCAACAAGGACTTCAAGGTTAAAAATGGACTTATCGTCACTGGTGGCGGTTCGTTCGGAGGAGCGGTAGTTGTAGGAACTCCTACAGATTCTACCCACGCTACTACTAAAGCATACGTAGATTCAGTAGTAGGCGGAATGCAAGTCGGGGCTACCGCTCCCTCTTCACCAGACAATGGTGATTTATGGTTTGATACATTAACAGAAAGAGTTAATGTATATTATGGTGGCTCATGGCTTACCATAGCAACAATTGATGATACCCTCAATCTGCCAGAACATATTCATGATGAGGCAATTGATGGCACAGGATTTATTGTTACTAAATTCGTCGATGGCGGTAGTTTCAATGATCCACAAGGAACTCCTGTAGACGCAGGAACTCCAACAACGTCATCTTGGGCATTAGTCTATAATGGCGGTATAGCAACAGATAACTTCAACTAAAATTGATGTTATAATAAGACATAAACTTGGTAGAAATACCATAAGGAGAGAATAAATATGGCAACAAGAATGCAACAGCGTAGAGGAACCGCTCAACAGTGGACTGACGCAAACCCTATTTTAGCAGCAGGAGAAATCGGATTTGAGACTGACACAGGCAAGTTCAAGATGGGTAATGGTTCGTCTGCTTGGTCTGCCCTCTCCTACTTTACTGACTCATCAGACTTTGATACAACAAGTATCAATAATACAATTAACTCAACAGTAAGTGCAGCAATTGCAGGAGTAGTTGCAGCAGCACCAGGTGCTTTAGATACACTTAATGAGTTAGCAGCAGCAATTGGAGATGATCCAGACTTTGTGTCTACAATTACAGATGCAATTAGTTATAAGGCTCCATCTGCAAATCCAACATTTACAGGAACAGTTGCTCTTCCAGCAGCAACCAGCGTAACTATGAATGGCGTAAGTATTGAAACATATGTTTCTAATGAAATTGATCCAGTAGAATCACAAGTTAGCAATATTGCTTCTCAAGTTACCACAAACGAAGGAACACTAAATACTCTTTCTGGTACAGTTTCAAATATTGCAACTCAGGTAAATAATAACGAGTCTACTTTAAACTCTTTATCTGCATCAGTTGATACTTTATCTGACCAGGTTGATACAAATGAAACATCACTAAATTCATTGTCGGGTACAGTAAGTAACTTGTCTTCATTAGTTAATACAAATGATGGAACCTTAACTCAGGCAGTTACAAATATCTCAACATTATTTGCCACAACCTCAGATCTAGAGGATGCAGATACAGCAATGGCAGCAGATATTTTAACAAATGCTACAAATATTTCAAACATAGATTCAAACGTATCTACATTAACTGGAAATCTTAGTGCTTTAGATACACGTGTTGATGTTACAGAATCAGATATTTCCGATTTAGAAACATCAACTTCTGCACACTCTTCTGCCACAATAAATGTGCATGGAATTGCAGATACTTCAGCACTTGCTACAAAATCTTATGTTGATAGCGCAATTGGAAATACTGAAAATTATGCTGATACCGCACTTGCCCTTAAGGCAAATTTAGCGTCACCAGCACTAACTGGAACTCCAACTGCACCAACAGCGACAGTGGGCACTGATACAACTCAAATTGCTACAACAGCATTCGTACAAGATGCGATTGAGGCAGTTGTAGGTGCAGCCCCAGCAGCACTAAATACGCTGAGTGAATTAGCAGACGCTCTTGCTGATGATGCTAATTATGCGTCAACAGTTACATCTTCGTTAGCGCTTAAGGCACCACTTGCCTCTCCAACATTTACAGGAACAGTTGCTCTTCCAGCAGCATCATCTGTAACGCTTGGCGGAACTGCACTATCAACAACACTAGCAGATAAGGCAGATAAGGCTGCAACTATTAATACAATGAATGGTTCTCATACTGCAGTTGCTGCAGATCTTGGAAATCTTCGTGAAATGAGCGGTGGCGGAACATTTACGATTCCATCAGACAACTCTTTCTGGCCAGTCGGCGGTACAGTAGATGTTCTTCAAACAGGATCATCTCAGGTAACTATTGTTGGCGCATCAGGTGTAACAGTTAATGCTACACCAGGTCTAAAACTTCGTACTCAGTGGTCTTCTGCAACAGTGTTGAAGAGATCAGCAAATACGTTCGTGGTCATGGGCGACCTATCAGCCTAATAATAACTAAAAAAGGAGATTGATTTAAATGGCATTACAAAGAAGCAGAGGTAGAACAGTAAGAAAGTCTCAGGTACCAACCTTTTCAACTTCTTTTACTAGATCTCAATATCAGTCTACCCTTAGTTCATTAGGATTGTCTTATTCGGAGTCGTCATTTAATACAAGTGATAACGGATTAGACCAAAAATGGCAAGCACAAAATATTACCCCAGGAACAGTTGTTCCATTTGGAACTACTATTGGTATTACATATTATATGTATGTATATCCTGGTTTCAGCCATTACGGCGGATTTGGTCACTATGGTGGCTTTGGTCACTATGGTGGCTTTGGTCACTACAGTAACTTTGGTCACTACAGTAACTTTGGTCACTACAGTAACTTCAGCCATTACGGCGGATTTGGTCACTACAGTAACTTCGGCCATTATAGTAACTTCAGCCATTATAGTAACTTCAGCCATTACGGTGGTTTTGGTCACTATAATAGTTTTAGTCATTATGGGTCCTTTAGTCATGGATATGGTGGCTTTGCCCACTACGGAGGATTCTACGGCGGATTTAGCCATCATGGTGGTCTAGGCTGGTACTCTATTGGAGCACAAACTGGTATTTTGACACCAACTGGATCAATTACTGCAGAAAATGTTAAGGTTGGAGATAAACTATTAGCATTAAATGTTGACGAGATTGATTTATCAACCTTTAATCCAAATGATTGGACGTCTGAAACCTTTACATCTCCATCAGTTGTAGAAACAGAGGTTGTCTCTGTGGTAAAACATGTTAAAGATACTGCTGTAAGAATTAATGGTGATGTATTTTCACAAAGCCATAAAATCCTAACAAGAAAAGACGGAATAGTGCAGTTTGTATTATCAAGTCTAATCGACGGATCTTTTGAGGTTTGGAGTTATACTGAACAAAATTGGGTTCCTGTAACAGAATTTGAAACAATATCTTATATTGATAAGGTATATTCTATCAACTGTGAGCCATACGACATGTTCTTTACTAACAACATGTTGGTTTACGATAGCGATTCAAACATACCATCCTAGTAGAAAGCGGTATCATGGGAAGACTTCCTAATGATGAGTATTATCCAAAAGAATGGAAAGAAAATCAGCCATACGTTCATAAACACGAAGACATATCACTAAATTCTGATCGTGTAACTAAGGGAGATATGGCAACACCATTTTCCATCAGTCCACAAATATCTGACTTTACGAGAAAGTTTGGCGAAGAGTTAGCAGAAATGCCTACTGCAGAAGAGATGGCTCAATGGCATTTTCCCTGGGATAAAGAATACAGAGAGGGAACATCCTTTTTTGTACCAGAAAATAGATATACTCATGAAGCAATATTTCCTCCACAATTAGTTAAAGATAATATTTATAAAATATTACTTTCTCCAGATATATATGTAAAGATAATTTCTTCTGAATTAATTTTAAATAGTAAAAAACACATAACAAACGAGTATAAATTTATTAGTAGAACTCTTTATACTCATCTAGAGCCTACAGATAAAATAATTGAAGATGAGTCTATGTGGGAAACTTGGTGCCCTAGAGTGTATCAATGGAATATTAGGTGGCTACCAAAAGACAATGCAAGATTAACATTTTTTGTGGATAAAGATATTGAAGATATGCTATACTGTAATGTAGAGGAATACTCTATAGATACAAAAGATATTGACGGAGGATGTGTGGCAGTCCCAGTTACTTTTAGGAGGGGTTTAAAGAAAAAAATGGCATATATGAAACATGATACCCCTTATTTATACTTAAAGGTTGACACCTATGAATAAAAAAAATATTATAAACTTTATTCCAAAAGATGAATACACTATTGAGTATGCATCAAAGCCAGAGCCAATGTCTAAAAACTTCCCTCTATGGTGGAGAAAACAAGAACCATATGTTGGTGGAGAAAAAAGAGTGGTAAATGGGCAATATAATGAAACTGTAAAAAAGTGTCCAGGAATATTAGATTTACTAGTTACTGGTTATCTTCTTAAGACCCCATGTGATATTTATGTGGATACCACTGAAGATAAATTACAATTTCAGGTTCATGATGCACACAAAGAATGCGTAACTATTCATACTAGAGAACAAGTTGGCAATTGGGATTTTGATAGATCTGTCTGGTCAGATGATATTTTTAGAATACATCCTATGTGGGTTGTAACTACTCAAAAGGGCTATAGTACTTTATTTATTCATCCATCATTTCACAATGACCTACCATTTGATATTGTTCCAGCAATTATAGATACAGACATGTATCCATCAGATGGGCCATTTTCTATGAGATTTAAAAAGGGTTTTAAGGGTGTAATAGAGGCTGGAACTCCACTCGTTCAATGTATCCCATACAAAAGAGAGCATTTTGAAGCCAACATATTGGAAAAGCCTGATTTAAAAATTTTAAAATCTTTACAACAAAAATTAAGACACAAGTTTGGCGGATCTTATAAAAAATTAATGTGGGAAAAGAAGGTGTTTAATTAATGGATAAATTTGAAGAAAAGTATAAAAATCCAGAACCACTAGAGGACAACGTGGTAAAGTTTTTTACCTCTAGTGCATATATTAAAACAACTCCAAGCCCAGTGCCAGCAATAAACAATTTGCCAAACTGGTGGAAAGATAGGCCAATCTATCAAAGAAATGATGATATTGATAGATTATCTATAGTTAATAATCGTGGTGCGGATGCAGCATCTATTAGCGTTAAGCATTGTATGCCGTTTTTTGATGCTCTTACATGTGGATATCACTATCTTTTACCAACCACAGTGACAGTAAAAAAGACAGATGACCCAGATACTCCAGACATATCCTGGGACCCAACAAAAGCACGTCCTATAGAGATGCGTGGACATATAGAACTTCCAGTCCCAGCAAATTGTTATCCAATTCACTTTGTTTGGGATATGAGATGGGGAACAAAAATGCCAGATGGTTGGTCAGCAATGATCACTCATCCAATTGATAGGTATGATCTTCCGTTTTTTACAATGACGGCAATTCAAGATTCAGACAGATGGTTTACTGGAAATGTTGTGACATTCTTTTTAAGAAAAGATTTTGAGGGTGAAATTCCAGCAGGAACTCCAATAATGTCCATTATTCCAATTAAAAGAGCAAATTGGACGATGGAAGTTGACCACTCCCTTATGCACGAGGGTCTGTGGGATTTAGAGAGAAAAAGAAATTATTTATATGGATTCTATAAAAAGCATAGATGGATTAGAAAAAAATATCGATAGGAGATAAAATGAACAACTACGAATATGGCGATTCACATCAGCCAAGTGTTAGCAGGTCCAAAAAAGAGCATTTGTTCTTTGAAAGACAAATAGATATTAATGATACAGATCACCTAGCAAAATTAATGCTTGATCTAAATGAAAGAATATCTAGGGGAGAAGTGATCAAGGGAGATAGAAATCAGCACACCCCATGGGATAACTCTGGTAGTCAGCCAACAATTAATTGGAATAAATATAATGTATTTCAAGTATATGACAAAAACATACATACCCTTTTTAGGGCAGTTAGAGACATGACAGTTGAAGCATGTAAGCATTATGAGTTAGACTTTACTAAAGAGCAGTTTATGGTTCAAGGTTGGTTTAATGTCAACTACAACCATATTGGAAAACTAGATTGGCATGAGCATGGTGGTGAAGGTGCGCCACATTTTCATGGCTACTACTGCGTTAAGGCAGAGCCATCAATAACCTATTATCGTGTTTTTGAAAAAGAAATAGAAAATCATAATAAAAATAATCGTGCCATATTGTCAGAGACAGGACACCCACATGCCATGGGTGACTGGGATTGGGAAGGTCCAAGAATTACTATAGCCTATGATGTAATTCCATTAAGACTTATTCCTATGGAGTGGGAGCAGCACTGGATTCCTTTGGTGTAAAATGTTATACACTGCTTCTGCCTTGTTTTTATTATTTTTAATATCTATGGTATTTTATAAATATACTATAGATACAAAGATAACAATTACAGAATTAAGAAAAGATCGTGATATATATAGAAATAAGTTATGGGTTTTAATTAAAAGAGGAGATAAACTAAAAGAAGAGTTTATAGTCGCTAACTCTTCAAATACTCTATATAAAAATCTAAAACAAAAAATTTCTTTGTTACGAAATGATCTTGCGGAAACAGATTTTGAGAATTATGAAAATATTAAAGATGAAATACTCAAGGCATTAAAAGATATAGATTCATATGGAGAGGGCAATGATAAAAGTAAAAATTAATTATGACTGTCAGGCCTGGGGGCAATGTGTATTTGATGCTCCAGAAGTTTTTGATTTAGTTGATAGCGAACGAAAAACATGGAATTATAATGTTGAGGATAATTTGCTAGATAAAATTTCACTTGCAGTTAGCCATTGTCCAAATAGGGCTATATCTTTTGAGGTCGTAGATGATTAAGAAATTAATTTGCATATTATACGGACATAAAATTGAAGAGTCATCATGTCCATATACACTTAAGACATATCAAACGTGTCTCCGTTGTGGCTTACAAGGCATAAAAGAAAACCATAACCCTCAATAATACAATTAGAGTTGTTAAAAATTAAAAACTCTGATATACTTTACCAATAACAGTTCTTAAAGGAGAAAAACAGTGTCAGATTTTTTTAGTTTTCGTTTGTCAGAAGATTTCGTAAATGAGTATAAAGCAAAGGAATCTCCTTTTGGATTTATAGATGCAGGTGGTAACTCATTAGGAGAGATTACGTTTATCCGTACCTACTCCCGTATGAAGGATGATGGGACTAAGGAAAGATGGTACGAGGTTTGTCGTCGAGTAATCGAGGGCATGTATTCAGCACAAAAGAATCACGCTAAAGAAAACAGACTCCCCTGGAATGATTATAAGGCTCAGGCATCTGCTAAAGAGGCGTTTGACCGTATGTTTAATTTAAAGTGGACTCCGCCAGGAAGAGGCATGTGGGCTTTTGGAACACCTCTAACTATGGAAAAGAGAAACTCGGCAGCACTTCAAAATTGTGCCATGGTTTCTACAAAAGATATTGACCGTAATGACCCAGGGGCATTGTTTGCATGGGTGATGGACGCATTGATGATGGGTGTTGGTGTAGGGTTTGATACAGTAGGTGCAGAAAAACAACTTCCCATTTATACACCTACAGAACCAGCACAAATATATGAAATTCCAGATACCCGTGAGGGATGGGTAGAATCTGTAAGACTTTTGTTAAATTCTTTTTTAAGGCCAAACCACTTTATTCAAGAGTTTAACTATGACCTTATTCGCCCCCTAGGAGCGCCCATTAAAGGCTTTGGAGGCACAGCAAGCGGTCCTGCACCACTTATTCAGTTACACAAGCAGATCAGGGCTGTAATCGGCGGTAGGGCTGGAGAGACCCTTGACTCAAGAGCAATAGTAGATATTGTTAATCTTATTGGTACCTGTGTGGTATCAGGAAATGTTAGACGATCTGCAACCCTGGCTTTGGGTAATGCTCAAGATGAAGACTTTATGAATCTTAAGAATTCTGAGGTTTTTCCAGATAGAAACTCATTTGATCCAGAAAACCCAGGTTGGGCGTGGATGTCGAATAACTCAATTTCTGCGACGGTAGGTACAAAGTACGAAGACTATGTAGACCTAATCGCAAGCAATGGAGAGCCAGGATTCATTTGGCTTGATGTTGCCAGAAACTACGGCAGACTTAAGGATCCTGCGGATGGCAAGGATTATCGTGTAATGGGATTCAATCCTTGTGCAGAGCAGCCATTGGAATCATACGAACTATGCACCTTGGTCGAGGTACATCTAAATCGTCATGAATCCAAGGAAGACTTCCTCCGCACCCTTAAGTTTGCTTATCTCTATGGCAAGACGGTAACGCTGATACCAACACACTGGCAACAGACAAACGGTATCATGCAACGTAATCGTCGTATTGGAACATCACTTACGGGTATTGCTTCATTCTCAGACAAATTTGGTTTGCCTGTTGTGCGTGAATGGATGGACGAAGGATATGAGACTATCCGTAAATATGATCACTCATATTCTGAATGGCTATGCGTTCGTGATTCCATTAGAGTCACAACTGTTAAACCATCGGGGTCTGTATCAATTCTTTCTGGCGCAACTCCTGGAGTTCACTGGGCGCCTGGAGGAAACTATTTCTTGAGAGCAATTAGATTTGGGAATACTGACCCAATGATTCACTTGTTCAAGGCTGCTGGATATAAAATGGAGCCTGACCTTGTGTCTGCGAATACAACTGTCGTATATTTCCCAGTACATTCTGGCCACGCAAGATCTGAAAAGGATGTAACATTATTTGAGAAGATTGCGCTTGCTGCTACTGCTCAGAAATATTGGTCTGATAACGGCGTGTCTGTAACGCTTTCATTTGACAAAGAAACTGAAACCAAGCATATTGCGCCTGCTCTTCATATGTACGAAGGACAACTAAAGGCCGTGTCATTCCTGCCAATGGGAAATACGGTGTATCCTCAACAGCCATATACCGAAATTACTGAAGAAGAATATAATAGTTATATTGGTCAGATTAAAAAGATCGACTGGTCTGCTATTTATGACGGAATAGAAAATCTAGAGGCTCAGGGTGAAATGTACTGCACCACAGATGCTTGCGAAATTAAAATCTCGTAGTATGATAAAATAGACTCATAATGTCTAGTCCTTCAAACCTTTACGCAGAGAAAATATATTCAGAGCATCCTCAGTTTCTGTGGGCACTTGATGATGAAGCAGATTATGTATCGATAATATCTGAGGAACAAAGAGACGTTTCCCTATGGTCTATAGATAATGCAACAGCAATATCAACAGAAGAACTTGAAAATGCTCCATTTCCAGATAGTATAATCAATAAAGTTAGCATTAATTCAGTAATTGCAGACTTATTCTCAATTACAATGGTTAGTCCAAATATTGTAAACTTTAATGATTTAAATTCAATACTAAAAACTTTTTCTGTAGGATCTTATTTGTATAGTTTGAGTCCATACATTTTAAGCGTTGAAATAGGCTATAGATACTACGATGATGCGCTTGAATCATATGTAGATGTGTTAAAGTCGTATGATGTTTCTTTAACAGAAAAGTGGTACTTTGTATCTGAAACTTTTAGTCCAGAAGAGACAACCGAACCAATTAGGTTGGTAATAAAAGTTAACTACTTGGGCCAATCATCAAACTTGGATGATTATACTTTTTATACAAACGGAATAACCTTTGGTCAGTGGGCTGAAGAATTTCAATCAAGTTCTTTGGGTGTTTCAACGCTAACCCTTCCATCTAATGTTGCTCTGGATCCTGCAAAAGTTATAGAAGCAAAAGCATATGGCTTATCCGAAAATTCTGGATACTATTTTGTCAATAATAATTCGTTAATGGCTAAAAATTTCGGAATACCAATGGTTTTTGGTTCTTCCAATATCACTAAACTTTATAACAATGGCAATAAGCCATCATTAATTGTTCCTTCTGCAGGGATGCTTTCTAATGGAGGAAGATATAAAGATTTTACTTTAGAATTTTGGTTAAGAACAAACAACTCGTCTTCTGAATCAAAAAGAATTATAGGTCCAATAGCATCTACGGATGGAATATACCTAGATGGACCTTTTATTGTTTTAAAAATTAATCAAGCATATTCTTCATATTACGTGGGTCATTGGGAAAGGCCAATGCTAATTCACTGGAGATATACAAGTGATTTATCAACAGTTTTGCTTAATGGTGAAGAAATAATATCTTTATCAATTGATTCAGAATCTTTGACATTACCAGAATCTTCAATAATAGTAGGCGGAATTGAAAAAGGTCAAGACTGGATAGGCTTTTATGCACATGAAAATATTGAACCTATTGAGATTGATTGTATTGCTATATACCCATACTCAGTTCCTTCGCTTGTTGCCAAACGAAGATTTGTGTATGGTCAGGGTGTACAATATCCAGAAAACTTAAATGCTGCTTACGGCGGAAGTTCTGTAGTGTTTGATTATTCCTTTGCAGATTATACAAAAAATTATAATTACCCAGACCTCGGCTCTTGGGAACAGGGCGCCATAGACAATATTGCAATTGATAGCAATAGTCTTAGTATACCAAATATATCAACACCAACAATAGTTATTGATAGTACCAACAAAACACAAGATGATCTTTTATCAGATTGTGCAATTATTCAAAACGAACAATCTTTATTTTTAAAACTGAGACCGAATACATCCTGGAACTCAATCAATTCATATTTATATCTTGATAACTTAACGCTTTCTGGAAATCCAATTCATGCTTTTTATGGATTATTTAAAAAGCCATCAACTTATTCTGGAACAGAAGTTTTGATTAGGCTTGAAGATCAAAACGGAAATTACTTTTCTATAGAGTGTGTTGGAAACGACATTAGATATATTTTTAAATATCAGTCTGCATCAGAGCAAACGCTTTATGAAGCGTTATCTGTTCCCAATGATAGTATATTTTCTGTAGGAATTGAGGTAGATATTTTTAGAGATTATTTTGGAAATGACATTTTGTCATTTTTTAATAATCAATCTTTGTTAAAGATGTATATCGGCGGTACAAAAGAATTTAATAAGACTTTTACTGGAAATATATATAAGATTGCTCTGTGCTCAGAGAAAAATGTTAAAGATATTAAAGATTTGTTTAATAATTTAGGCGTACCTAAAGACTATGAAAATATTTTTAATCTTTATGGACCAACAGTTGACTACGACGGGGGGGAGTCAGATCAAGAATTTTGGACATATTATTTAAACTCTGAAAGTCCTTTTGACTTTAATGCTTCAGAATTTTTATATATTAAGTTATCAGAGCATAAGCCAAGTCTTGGAATTACTCCAAAAAATTACTTTGATAACTTTTATTTAGATGTAGACATAAAAGGGTCATGGAAAGATTATATTCCTCTTTCTTATTTTGGACAATACATTACAGACGAATACGGAAATTCTAAGTTTGGAATAGATTTTATTCAATTTAATATAAACTATCCAGCCCCTGCGAAGTTTAAAGAGTCTGAAACTGTGGACGAAAATGGTTGGACATATTCTGAATTGGCTGCTGAATATTCTTACCCACAACAAAGAACTTATGAGGCTTTGGATAATTATTTATATACTGGTTATTTAGACTATCAGGATTTAGCACAAAGATCGATAAAGACATACTCCTACGACACAACAGACTCTATTCTGAAGACTTATATTACTTTTGAATATTTAGAAGATGGTGCCAATGCATCAAATGGATTTTTTGTAAACACAGAAAGTGTTCCAAAAAATGGAGTAATTACTCCAGGCTCTAATTGGATTAACACAAAGTATGAAATTGTAGATAACATAATTGTTTATCCTCCAAAAGGCGTTGATTTTAACGACATTGCAATAGTTGTACATTTAGAGTTTGAGGTTGATGGAATCAGATATCAACCAATAAAGGTTAAGAGTTTACAGTTAGCCTCTCAAGCATTTAATTATAATACTGCAAATAACATTGGGACAAGATTTGGAACAAGTGTATATCCATATGTAAATAATGGTTATTATTTCAATTACAAAACTAAAAATCCTTTTACTATATATAAGGGGTCTTCTCCGTATTTATATTTAACTAGGTATTCTGGTTTAGAATTACGAGGAAATTACCATCCACTAACAAATCGAGGGGTGGCAATTCCCGTTAATGCAAATAAGTCAGAAAATTATGAAGTGATGGCACTACAATCTTTGATCAGATTTAATGGTGACTTTTTCCCATATGCGCCAACACAGATAATGCAAATTAATGCAAAAGGTAAAACTATTAAATTTTATATGCTGGCAAACCACCCAAATGGAAAACGGGCAAAAATATATGCAATTGACGCAACAACTGGCGCATTGTTTGATGGTATTGTTTTTTATATTAATGGTAGGGTTGTTAAAGAGCCAGTATTAAATATTAATGAGTGGGCCATGATCGGCCTTGGCTTTCCAGCAATTCTAAACTTTAAGTCCTATGCTGGATCTATAATGATTAATGGTCCTATTATTTTTAATAATTTATCATATTATCAAACTACAAATTTACAGGCAATTCAGACTGTAAATAAAAGGCCATGGGCTAGGGTTAAGTTTGCATTAGAGGGGCTATTCGACTGGGAATATTGGACACAATATTATATGTGGCAGGGTGTACTAGTACAGTCTTCTATAAGTTATTATGGAGTCAACCCATCAGATTTATATAAGGCATACACAGGAACTAATAAGATTATTTTTGGAGACGATACAGTTTTTGGCTTTAGCAACTACGAATATTCGACATTCCAGAATATAACTTGGCAAGCCCAGATATCAGATGCGGTATAGTATGGTATACTTGTGGTAATGAAAAAGAATAATCCTGCACAAATTGGTAAGTCAAAGATTCAAGTCATCGACAAGATGTATGACTGGGGTATTTATGTCTGGAAAAGGCAAAACGGCAAATGGTTTACAGACGGTCAAGGAAACATACTAAACATACCCTCGATGAAGGGGGATATAACAAAAATTGCAGAATTGAAAAAGGCAGCAGCCCATTACGGAGAGCCAGATGGAGAGGCTGTATTTTTTGCGGGACTAAGTAGAATCTCTGATGAAGAGTATGCAGAGCAAAAGCAAAGAATGTCAGAAGGCCTAATCCCTAATCTCAACGACCTTGGTGCAGTTCATGCAGCAAAACAAACTATTAGACAATATGGGGCTGATGAATAATGACAGAAGATAGAGAATATTTAATTGGTGCAAGGATAGATAATCTTGTAGAGTCTGCAGATCCATTTAAAGCATCTGATCCCTTTAATAAAGCGTGGTCAGAGTTAAAGTCCTATAATGGTATAGATAATAATTTTAAAAGAAGAGTTAATAGACTTTTAGAAAAAGCAAGTGCAAACGACCCAAGCCAAGGATATCTTGATAGCGCAAGAGCAGAACAGCATGGTTTGGGAGATGCAAAATCAAAAGAGATTAATCCTGGAACGGTATACAGAAATGGCTATGGACTATTTGATGTAATTACCCCACCATGGAATGTTTATGAACTTGCTAACTATTACGATACATCTTTTGCAAACCACGCAGCCATTGATGCAAAGGTTGAAAATATAGTTGGGCTTGGGTATGACTTTGAAGTTTCTCCAAGTACAATGTTAAGACTTGAGTCAAATAAGGATAAGGGTCAAGTAGATAGAGCAAGAAACAGAATTGAACGTGCAAAAATAGAAATGCATGAATGGTTAGAGTCTTTAAATGATGATGATTCATTCACTACAACAATGATGAAGGTTTATACAGATGTTCAGGCAATTGGAAATGGATATCTAGAAATTGGCAGAACAACACGTGGAGAGATTGGGTATGTTGGTCATATTCCAGCCACAACTATGCGTGTACGTCGTCTGCGTGATGGATACGTTCAAATTATCGGAAGCAAGGTTGTTTATTTTAGGAATTTTGGTGCAAAGAATCCAAATCCAGTAACATCGGATCCTAGACCAAATGAAATCATACACTTTAAACAGTATTCGCCTTTAAATACTTTTTATGGTGTACCAGATATAATGTCGGCAATAACATCGCTCCATGGAGACCAGTTAGCGTCACAATATAACATCGACTACTTTAGTAATAAGGCTGTCCCTCGTTATGTTGTGACGTTAAAGGGCGCAAAACTTTCTGGGGATGCTGAAGATAAGATGTTTAGGTTTTTACAAACAGGTCTTAAGGGGCAATCACATAGAACCCTCTATATCCCACTTCCTGGAGATACTGATAACAATAAAGTTGAATTTAAGATGGAGCCAATTGAAAATGGGGTTCAAGAAGGTTCGTTTGAAAGATACCGTAAGCAAAACCGTGATGATATTTTAATTGCACATCAGGTTCCACTTTCAAAAATTGGTGGTGGCGATTCTGGAGCCATTGCAGCAGCCTTAGCACAGGATCGTACATTTAAGGAGCAGGTGTCTCGACCAGCACAAAGAGAACTTGAAAAAATTATTAATAAGATTATTAAAGAAAAAACAGATGTATTAGTTCTAAAGTTTAAAGAGTTAACCTTAACTGACGAAATAGCACAATCACAGATTCTTGAGAGATATGTAAAAAGCCAAGTCATGCTTCCTAACGAAGCAAGATCAGTTCTTGGACTCCCGCAAAGGGAAGGAGGGGATGAGCCTTTCCAGCCTAAACCAGCAGATAATTCTGATCGTGAGCGGGATGGAGAGAGACTGAACAATCAGTCTGACGGTGCTGCCACTATCAATGGCAGAAACCCAAAAGGTGAAGGTCGGGCTACCGAATAGTTATCCACATAATTATTCACATTTTGTTAACATTCGTATAAAAAGGCTCTATAATATATTCTAGTATGACTATATCAAAAGCCCATTGGGATACCAGTGGGGACTCAGTAAGACTTTCCCTTCCATTTGCGAAGGTTGATAAGGAGAGACGTATCGTCTCAGGTTTTGCATCTCTTGATAATATTGACAAGCAAGGCGATATTGTGACAGCAGAAGCATCAATGAAAGCATTTTCAAAGTTCCGTGGAAATATTCGTGAAATGCATCAACCACTTGCTGTTGGCAAAATGGTTAATTTTAAAGAAGATAGATATTTTGATCCAGAATCTAAAAAGTTTTACTCTGGAGTTTTTGTTTCAGCATATGTTTCAAAAGGCGCACAAGATACATGGGAAAAAGTTTTGGACGGTACACTAACAGGATTTTCAATTGGTGGACGTATGAATAAGTGGGATGACGGTTATGATGAGAAGTCAGATTCCACAATTAGAATTATTAAAGATTATGATTTGGTTGAGTTGAGTCTTGTAGATTCCCCAGCAAATCAATTTGCAAATATTATGCATGTAGAAAAAGTTGATGGCGTTGAAGTTGTTAAAGGACAAGACGTAGCATTAGAAAATGTTTTTTATGATGAGGAATCTGGATTAGTTATGGTATCAGAAGAAGAAACAGCAGTTAGCCCAACTACTGGAAATCAAATGAAGAATATAGGTTTCGTTGAAAAAGAAGACAACGAAAAAATGGATATAGTCAAATTCTTAGTAGATAGTGCTAAAGGCATTGATGCTAAGATAACAAAGGAGGATAATCCTATGGCAAGAAAAACAAAGACTGAAGAAGTCGAAGTTGCAAAGTCAGAAGAGATCGCTCCAGAGGCAGATGCAGTAGTTGAAACTCCTGTTGCCGAAGTTACTGAAAAGTCTGAAGAGACTGCAGTAGCCGAAGAAACTGTTGAAAAGTCTGAAGAGACACCAGCAACAGAAGAGGTTGCTAAGGCTGATGAATCAGTCGAAGAGCCAGCAGCAGAGGTTGCTACAGAAGTATCTAAATCAGATGAAGTAATTGTTGAATCAATTGCAGAAATCAAGAATACACTTACATCAGCCTTTAGCGATTTAGTTGAAACTGTAAAGTCTTTGCAGGCAGAGGTAGAAATGCTTAAGTCTACAAAGGTTGATACAGATGCAGTAAAGAGTTCACTGGAAGCAGTCGCCAAAGACATTGCTGCAACAGTTGAGCAAGTTGACAAGTTTGGAAAGCGTGTTGACGCAGTAGAAGCAGATACAGCATTCCGAAAGTCTGGCGATCTAGGCGAGATCGTACAGGAACAACCAGCAATGGTTGAAAAATCCCTATGGGGCGGACGTTTCCTCAAAACAGCCGACTTATTTAATTAAGTAATCACTTAGGAGGTGACAATATGTCGGAAGAGATTAAGAAAAACCAGCCAGGAGAAACTGGCGAACTAGGCGGAACCGCACCTGGTCTATACCAGGGACAAGGCGCTTTCGCTTCAGGTGGCGTTGGTGGTGTAACAGATCCAGGTGCAAATACACTTGGCAACATCCCTAATGCTAACTTTGGTGTTACCACTGGTCCTAATGCCGTTAACCCTTCGGGTGATGCTGCAAGCGGAATCCTACGCCCTGAACAGGCACGTCGTTTTATTGACTACGTTTGGGATGCTACCGTTCTCGCCCAAGATGGTCGTCGTGTGACGATGAGAGCAAACACCATGGAACTTGAGAAGATCAATGTTGGTGAACGTGTTATCCGTGCAGCCTCACAGGCAATCGGTGACTACACAAACACTGGCGCTCAGTTCTCTAAGGTAGAACTTACAACCAAGAAGATTCGTCTTGATTGGGAAGTTTCTGCTGAAGCACTAGAAGACAATGTCGAGGGGGCTGCATTAGAAGATCATCTCGTTCGCTTGATGACAAATGCATTCGCTAATGACATTGAAGATCTTGCTATCAATGGTGATGGTACAACAGCACCATTCCTTTCAATTATGCCTGGCTTCATCAAGAAGCACCAGACAAATGGAGACTCACATGAGGCAGCAATCACTGTTGCTGACAATGCCTGGACTCCAGAAAAAATGCAAGAGATTATCCTTGCCATGCCACGTAAGTACCGTGCACTTAAGAACAATCTTAAGTTCTATGCAGGTACAGATGCATTCGCAGGTATCGTTAAGAATAATGGTACATTGTCTGATGCAATCGCTGAGGCACTTGGTAAGAATGGTAATACCTATGCAAATACACAGGCATACCTTGATGGCCAAGGCCAAACTTTCGGTGGCGCACGTACAACTCGTGTCCTCGGAATTGATGTCCAAGAAGTTCCTTACTACCCAGATGGCTATGTCGATTTGACATTCCCACAAAACCGTGTATGGGGCTTCCAGCGTGATATCGTCGTTAACCGTGAATATGTTGCTAAGAAGGACACAATTGAATATACTGTGTTCGTTCGCTTCGGTATTCAATGGGAAGAAGAAGACGCTATTGCATGGGCAGACGCTACAGCAGATTAATCTGTAAATAGCACCTTTTGAGAGGGGGTAGGGGCGAAATCTCCTCCCCCTCTTATCTTTAGTATTCTGTTATAATAGTTCACATAGGAGGTTAAATAATGGAAGAAAATAATTTAAATAATGAAGTAAGTGAAGTAGCAGTAGAAAGTTCTGTTGCTCCAGAAACTTCAGTTGAGTCACCAGTCATTGCAGAACCAGTTGTTGAGGCCCCTATGCCAGAGACTAAGGTTGAAGAAGTTGCAGCCGAAAATAGTATTCAGGCATCAGTAACTGAGGCACCAGAGGCTGTAGATGCAATTACTACATCAGACTTTAGCAGACCAAGTTCTGATACAGTTCAAGGTATTGGATCTGTTGCTAATGGCGTAATTGGTGTTGCTGATAAGCCAAGACCAGTTAAGAAGGCTGCTCCTGCTGCAAAGGCAGCAAAAGAAGAAACAGTTGCCATTCATTCAACAAAGAATGTTAGTTGGTCTGGTGTAGGCAAAGTATATCGTGGATACAATATTGTATCAAAGTCTGCTGCTGAAAAGTGGTTGACAAGAAATCACGTTCGCATGGCCACCCCAGAAGAAGTAGCCAAGGAGTTTGGTCGCTAAATGCAAATTTTGAGAGTTCCGCCATATGACTTAAGTGTTACACTTGATGTTTCTTCAGCAAGTGTAGTATATAACTACACAATTGTTGATATGGCGGACTCTTCAGAAATAATTGGCATAGCCACCTCAGACACCTTTAAAAAGGTTGTTATTCCACTTTCTTCAAAATACGATACTCAATATAAAGTCACGGTAGACGGAGAAGACACATATGTAGATGTAGTACGTCCATATGTCAATCCAAACGATCATGGTAGCACAGCAAGTGAAATCGCAGCGTATGCTAGTAACGAAGAATTAGCAAGAGCAATCATAGACTCCGTATGCGATGTAGAATTTTATTATAAGAAAAAAGTTTTAGAGACAACTGGCCTAGGTGTAGATTATATTCCAATTTGGGTAGATGCTAAAAAGGTTGTTAAGGTTTATGAAAATAACGTGCTGCTATATGATGAATCTGATTTGGAAAATGCAGTATCAGAGTTTGAAATTATTGCAGATGGATCTGCTATAACAATGAAATATTCAGATGCAATCAATAGAGATGAATCTGCACGTATTCTTTTGCCAGCATCTCCAACAGATATTGCAGAGTTAGATTATTCTGCTAGAGGATTTCCAAAAGGATGGGACTACAGGATTACTCTTGAAGTAGGCTATAACAAAGTTCCAGAGGATATTAAGAGGGCAACTGAACTGTTAATTCATGATATTGAGTGTGGTAAATTAGATTATTATAAGAGATATATCAGCGCATATAATACAGATCAGTTTAGAATTCAGTTTGATAAGGCTATATTCCAAGGTACAGGTAATTTAATAGTAGATAAAATACTTGACAAGTATAGAAAACCAATTGAGTTCGTCGGAGTACTATAATGGTAATATGCGAAACTCCAGACTTCGCATTCCCAATGCAAGCAGATATATATCATCCTATAGTTGAACAAGGCGCTTACGGAAATATTAAAAAAACTTGGATATTGGACAGAACTATTGCATGTTCGTTTAATGCAGCAGGCACAGCATTTAAGGAAGAAGTACTTCCAAATATAAATATCACTCAAGATAAAATACTTCTTGGACGTGCAAAAACAGATATTCGTATTTCAAGTTTAGAGGCTAAAAATTCTATAACAAATGTTATTATTACTAATATTCGTGATAAAAATTGTAATGAAATTTACTTAGAGACTTCTGGCCCACGTGCAGGCAAATCTACAATATTTGAAATTGCCACACAAGACCCATTTACTGGTCCATTTGGAAATATTGAATATTATAAGTTAATTATTCGTAGATCAGAGAATCAGGCGGTAGATGTTTGATGAGAGTAGTTGTGGATTCTAAAAGGTTTAAAATGGAAATGAATAAGATAATGGATTACTCTTTTGGATTTCTTGACGGTGTACAGAGAGGGAAAAAGGCTTTATACCTATCTCTTGGGCCAAAGATTGCAGAGTTAGCGTCTCAGTTTATTGACGCAAATGCTAGGATGTCGCCAGATTTACTGCATCATATATATGAGTGGGAGCAAACTGGAAGTCCAAAATCAAGGCTTTTTGATGTAGATTATACGATTAGTAATATTGGGATTACTTTTAAAACAACGCTTAAGCAGTCACAATCAATTAAAAAAGGATCCAGTGTTCCTTTTTACAATAAAGCATCAATTATGGAAAATGGCATAGCCGTAACAATAAAACCTAAAAAAGCAAAAGCATTAAAATTTGAGATAGACGGTCAAGAAATTTATACTTCAAGAGAAGTTCGTGTTGAAAATCCAGGTGGAAACACACAGGGACAATTTGAAAATGCAATAAATAACTTCTTTAATGTATATTTTAGACAATCATTTTTACGAGCAAGTGGACTACAAAATTACTTAAATTATCCAAAAGTTTACAGTAAAAATCTAAATGCTGGAAAGCGTGGCGGTAGATCTGTAGGAATTAAGACAGGATATCGCTGGGTAGCAAATGCAGGAGTTGCACTATGACAATATCTTATCCTCCAATTTTTATAAATGAATATTTAAAAGAAAAATTACCAATGACAGGCAGAGAGGCAATGCCATTTTTCCCCACGATGCCTACGGACATACATTCTTTGACAGAATCATTCCCAGACGGAATGTTTGCAGTTTTTGATAGAATGTTTAAAATGCGTAGGGGACCCTTTCCACATATTAAGTGTGAACAATTGCTATATTATTTTTATAAGGTAGATGGAGACCCAGAATTATTAATTGAACATACTCAAAGAGTTCAGGACCTTCTAGATCGAGGAGATGAATCAGCACAAGAACTTAATTCTTGGATAAAGGGAAAACTATCCACGAATAAGTTATTTGAAATTGATAATAAACAATTTTTACCTATATATTTTCATGATATTAAAATATATCAATTGGAAGAAACAAGAGATATAATTGATTTTGGTACAGCCAGGACCTATGCTGGAAACAAATTAATTATAGATTTTGATTACCATACCATGGGCCATAAAAATCCTGATACGGGATTTCTTGACCCATTAAAATATAATGGAACAATAATTTCATAAAAGGCCTGTATAATTATAGCGAGGAAACACGCCTTTTATTTCTATAGAAAAAAAGAGGTGAATTAAATGGCATATACACGTGGAGATAGTACCCAAATCATCGTAGGTGCAGCAGCACTTTTTACGTATGAGGCAGGTCCACTACCAGAAGCAGGTGCTCTACCAGGGTACACTGCAGGAACTTCTTACAAGGAAACACTTTCCACAGAAGAAGGCTTCCGTAACGTTGGTTATACAATGAACGGTCTTGAACTTCAGTTCCAACCAGACTTCGGCGAAGTACAGGTTGATCAGGTTCTTGACGTTGCCAAGTTGTTCAAGCAAGGTATGCAGGTTAACCTAAATACCACATTTGCTGAAGCAACATTGGAAAATCTTTTGTTCGCACTTGCAAGCAAGGATTCAAATCTCACAACGGTATCTGGTAATCCAACACTCAATCTTTCAGCAGGCGATATTGGCGAATGTCCAGTAGAGCGTGGTTTGGTTGCAGTTGGTCCAGGAACTGGCGATTGTGCTGACTCAGATTCGATTGAAAGAATCTACGTCGCATATCGTGCACTCTCAATTGAGAGCGTAACAGTGGGTGCAAAGCGTGATGAGGCTACAATGTTTGAAGTTTCATTCCGTTTGCTACCAAATGATAACGCATCCTACGGTAAAATCGTAGATCGTTCTCTATAATACAATTTAATAGCAGATAGCCCAGTCTTAATTGGCTGGGCTTTTCTGTTTGGTATAATGGTTTTATGCCTACTCAGATTTATGATAATACTATTGTTACCTTAATGGATGGTAGAGAGTTATATATTACACCGTTAAAAATAAAATACCTTAAGTTATTTATGCAAGAATTTCAAAATGTTAAGGCTGCAAAAAATGATAGCGAAGCAATAGATGCTTTATGTTCTTGCACTACAATTATGATGAGACAGTATTGCCCAGAAATAAAAACACAAGAAGAATTAGAAGATAATATAGACATGCCAACAATATATAAAATATTAGAATACTCTGCTGGAATAAAAATAAATGATAAATCTGAAGAACCTGTAAAAGAGCAGGCGGAAAAGGGTGGGTCTTCTTGGGATGAGTTGGATTTAGCAGAATTAGAGTCAGAAGTATTTTTACTTGGAATTTGGAAAGATTACGATGAATTAGAATCTTCTATGTCTATGCCAGAATTAACAGCAACATTAAAAATAAAAAGAGATTTAGATTATCAAAATAAAAAGTTTTTGGCAGCAATGCAGGGTGTAGATTTAGATAAAGCAAGTGGCAAACAGGATGCATGGCAAGAAATGAAAGCAAGAGTGTTTAGTCAGGGCAAGGCAGCAAATGCGAAAGATGTATTAGCCCTACAAGGCGTAAATGCACAAAAAGCAGGGTTTGGAATAGGTATGGGTCTTGAGTATGAAGATCTAACCCAAAATAAATAGCCGTCTATGGTATAATTATTTCACTAACCTTAAGGAGGAATAATGGCCGAAAAGCCTTCCAATAAAAAAACAGTAACGCTGGTAGATGGAACAGAAATAGCAATCAGACCTTTGAAGTTGTCTTTGCTTAGACCATTTATGGTAAAGTTTGCTGATCTTGCATCAGTAAGCGATGATAACGATAAGTCAATGGATATTCTGCTTGAATGCGTACAAATTGCAATGAAGCAATATAAGCCAGAACTTGCAGAGGACAAAGAGCAGTTAGAAGAACTTCTTGATCTTCCAACTGTATATGAAATAGTAGATGCAGCATCTGGCATCCAAAACGCAGATGCAGGAGCAATGCTTAGTTCGCTAGGTAAATAAAAAATAAAAGAGGTGTCTTGAGAGTTGGCAGATGTAAATTCTAACATTAATATCAACTTTAATACTGCCGACGCATTAGCACAGTTACGTAGGTTGCAGGCAGGCCTCAGCAGGTTTCATCAATCACTTGCTGAGGGCAACCTCGCTGCTGCTAACGCACAAAAAGGTCTCAACGCTCAACTAGTTCAAGCAATAGGTGCCACTGGTAAATTTGCAGTAAGTCAAGCAAAAGTTGCCTCAAGCACCATGGCGTTTACAACCGCCTTAGAAAAAAATAAGTTTTCTTTACGTGAATATTATAGATACAGCATGGCTGCAGCAACAGCCAATACAAGAGTTCTAGGCAAGGCTTTTGCTCAAGAACGTGAAATTATAAATCGTGCTCGTAGAGACAGAGTAAAGGCATTACAGGCGCAGTACATACAAATGTCTAAAGCCCAAGGTGGGTTTATTGACGCAATGCGTGTTATGCCAAGAACATTGATGATGGCAAATGGAAGATTTACAGAACTTGGAACAAGAATACAGTATGCAGCACAAAGACAGCAGTTCTTAAATCAGTTATTAAAACAGGGTTCTACTCAACTTTTAAATTTTGGTAAGAATACTCAGTGGGCTGGACGTCAGTTAATGGTCGGTCTCACTATACCACTTATGATGTTAGGTGGATATGCTTCTAAAGCATTTAGAGAATTAGAGCAGGCTACATTAAAGTTTAGACGTGTTTATGGTGATGCCTTTACAAATGATACTGAGGTTGAGGCTGCAGTACAAAATATAAGGAAACTTGCAGACGAATTTACTAAATATGGGGTTGCAGTAAAAGATACCGTAGAGATGGCTGCCACCGCAGCAGCAGCAGGTTTTTCTGGCAGAGCATTAGAGGAACAAGTTAAGACTGCAACAAAATTAGCCGTGCTTGGTCAGGTAGAACAGCAACAGGCTCTTGAAACAACCATATCATTGCAAAATGCTTTTGGTCTTTCAACTGAAGAACTTGCAGAAAAAATTAACTTCTTGAACGCAGTAGAAAACCAAACTGTTGTTTCTATCGAAGATTTAACTATTGCTATTCCAAAGGCTGCTCCTGTAGTTAAGCAACTAGGTGGATCTGTAGAAGATTTAGCATTTTTCCTTACAGCAATGAAGGAAGGTGGTATCAATGCCTCAGAAGGTGCAAACGCTTTAAAGTCTGGTCTCGCATCATTAATTAACCCAACTAAAAAAGCAAGCGCAATGCTCAAAGATATGGGTATTAATATTACAGGAATTGTTGAGGCTAACAAGGGTGATATCAAAGCAACAGTGGTTGGTTTTGCAAGAGCACTAGACACCTTAGATCCATTAAACCGTGCTCGTGCAATCGAACAATTATTTGGTAAATTCCAGTTTGCTCGTTTATCTACACTATTCCAAAACGTAACTAAAGAGGGTACTCAGGCAGCAAGAGCATTTGATTTAGCAGGAGCATCCGTAGAAGAGTTGGCAATTCTATCTGAGCGAGAAATGAAGAAGGTAGAGGAGTCAGTAGGCGTTAAATTCCAGGCTGCTGTAGAGCAATTTAAACAAGACATTATGCCATTAGGAAAGGCATTTCTTGAAGCAGTTACTCCAATTGTTAAATTTTTTGGCAGTCTGTTTGAAAAATTCAATAAGTTAAGTGACAACACAAAGAAAGTAATAGCGATCATTGTTGGTGTTGTTGCTGGTTTAGGCCCAATAGTTCTCATGACTTTTGGTTTGCTGGCAAACGGTTTGGCAAATTTAATTAAATTATTTGCGACAATTCGTGGAGGCATAGCCAAGTTAAATGGTCAGACAAATATCTTGGGTGCTGGTTTTAATTATGTTACACAGGAACAACTTGAGCAACAAGCAGCAAGCCAGGCATTGCATAATACGCATACAAGATTAGTTGAAATATTTAATGTTGAAAAGTCTGCTGCTTTACAGTTAGCAGCAGCATATAGCAGTTTAAGTTCTCAGATGCGAAATATGGCTGCACAAAATCCAGCCCTTTTTGCTGGAGGTATGCGTGGTGCTGCAGGAGCAGTTTCCAAACTTCCAAAGTCTCCAAAGGGATACGAAGACGGAATTATTAGTGTTCCAGGTCCAAAAGGCGCTGGAGATGTTGTTCCTGCAATGCTGTCACCAGAAGAAGCAGTTATTCCATCCGATAGAGCAAAGAAATATCGTGGACTAATTACTGCTATATTCCAAGATAAAGTTCCAGGATTTATGGCTGGAAGGCTTCCGTGGGGAAATGCACATCCAATAAAGCAATCTGGGGCTATAAATATTGGAATGCCAAAAAGTTTTAAAGATGTAACTCAATCAAGACAGATTGCAGATCAAATAGATAAAACGGTCAAGTCTGGCAAATTTGGTTCCATGCCACCAACAGACTTTGGAACATTAATCCAGCCATTCTCTGGTAGAAGTTTCCCGATCCGTGGAGTTGGCGGGGTATATAGAAAGCCTAACGGAGAACTAGTAGTAGTAAAGCCTACAATGGATGAAAAGACTGCTTTAGCAGAATTAAGGGCTACCCAAATAGCAAGAGAGGCACATGGATTAATTGCTCCAAAACAGTCAATAAAAACTATGATTGACCCAACAGATGCAACAGGAAAAAGAAAAATAATTGTTTTAGAATCTCCTTACGACCCAAGAATTGCTGAAGCAACTGGCAAATTTACTAAAAAGGATATGATTTCTCAATTAGTTGCATCTACATTAAGAGCAGACAAAGACTTATCTCAGTCAAACGTGTCTGGCAAAGTGTTGGCAGATGTTGGTACTGCTGGTGTATTTGATAGAGCATCTGGATTTAGAGATTTTGCCAAAGCCCTACCATCTATGGAAGAGCAGGCAATGATTAATCTCCTTGGCGTAAAAGGTGGGGCAAAGAAGTTTTTTGCACAACAGACATCTGGCATAGCAGCAAAAATGAGTCCTAAACAGTATAATGAAGAAATTATTAAGGAAATTGATAGAGTCCTTCCTAGACTAAAAAATACTATTGCAAAATTTGATTTAAATCCAGCAGAACAAATAGTTTATCAAAATATGATAAAGAGGCTAGAGGATGGACGAAAGGTAGATTGGTCAAAACTACACTCAATTCATTCTAAGGCTGGAGAGTCAATTAAAAAACTTGAGGTCGGTCAAAATAAAAAAACATATCAAGATGTTATAGATGCTCAAACTAAAAAGTTTGCCTTGGGCAATTTTGAAGAATTAAAGTCAGATCCAACTTCTAAAAATCAAATAGATACAATTGTAAAAAGATTGGCAAAAGACTCAGTCGATGAATTAGAAAAATTAAAAACTTCTAATCCTAAACAGTATGACTTAATCACAGACTTATTACGTAAAAAGAAAATAAATAATGTTACACAGCATGATTTGCTCAAATTTGTTAAAGATGAAATGGTATATAAAGATGGATTATATTATGATAAAAAGTCTATTGAGGCAGGAACTACTCCAGCATCTGCAGGAAAGACATACGAGCAAGTCAGGAAAAATGTTTTATACAGACTTGGGCTTTTAGAAAAAGATGGTCAATTCTCTAATATTAAAAAAATGACTGTATCAAAACTTAGATTTGATATGAGTCCTACTGATAAAAAGAGTGGTGGATGGAAACAGTCTATACCAAAAGATTCTTTATTGTATAAAGTTTTAAGTGCAGAAGAAAAAAGATTTAAAGAAGAAAATGCTGCACAAGGGAAAAAGACTGACCCACTAAGATCCGTTAAAGAAACAATGAAGGCTCTTGGATACACAGATAAAGAGATTGCCTATCAGTTAAGACCAGAACTTTCTCATATATCAAAAACTGGTGAATCTGGAAGAGGTGCAGAAAAATGGCTTAAGGGTACTGCATTATTTGATGCCAGGTTATTAAATAACTACATGAATACTGAAAAACGAGCCACAAATATTTTAGATTGGAACGACCAAAATAAGAATCCGTTAGGATTAACAAGAGATCAAATTAAAACATTCAGAAGTGCTGCAGACTTTATGTCAACTCAAACTCATCCAACAACAGAAGCACAGGTTAGGCTTGTTCGTTCTGCAACACAACTTGATATGATTGCTGAAGATTATTTAAATAAGCAACCAAGAAAGCCAAAGAAGTTCCCAGACCTAGGACAGGTTAGACAGTCAAGAGCATTGGCACAATTAATTGATGATAGGCTTGGAACTAGATATTATGATAAATGGATACCTAAGTTTAATTTGCCAAGTGGTCCCGCAAAGTCTCAAAATGTTTTGGTTAATCCAAATAAAGAATATATGGTTGATACAAAAACTGGAGCAATTACTAAATTAAATATTTCAAACACAGGAAGTAGGCCTCTAGGCGCTGTTGCTGATACAGGTAATACAAATGATAGAAGAGTAGTTACAGAAACTGCTACAAGAAGAGTTGCTACTGCAGGACAGGCCCGTGCATTTGCAGGAAGAACTCCTTTTGTCATGCCTGGCAGGGAAGGTGGAGATCCTAGACTTAGTAAAAATGCTCAAGGTCGTGTACAGAAGGCTGTTCAGGATCAACAAAGACTGTTGAGATCTCAAAATAAATTTACAGAGCAACAAATTAGAGATGCTCTAAAAAGATTTAGACAAGTAAAAATACAAGAAGAATTGGCTGCTGCTAATGCACGAAAGAAGGCTCAATTAGACAGGGAAGAAATACGTAATCGTCAAACAAAACAGATTAGCGAAAAGCAAAAAGCAAAACAAGAAAGAGCAGAGCGTAAAGCAATCAGGCAAGAAAAGGTAGGAAGGTTCTCTGGAGGGGCCTCAATGGCCCTAGGAACTGCTGGTATGGCTGCAATGATGTCTGGCAATGCTGGAATGGGTATGGGGCTTATGGGGGCTTCAGCAGTGGCTGGTATGGCTCCAATGCTTGCTGGCATGGGGCCAGTTGGATGGGCCGTCACTGGTGTAACTGCTGCTGCTGGAGCATTTTATTTAGCAGATAAGGCAGCACAAAAAGCAGCAGAGTCTCAATCTAAATATGTTGATTCTATAACCGCTACAACTGAAAAAATGTCTCAGGTTGGACAACTTACAAATAAGGTCGGGGCCAGCGAAATATATTCTAGAAAGAGACAAACCTCTGCTGCGGATAGGTATACCACTGGTTTTGAAAGAGGAAAAGAGCAATTTGGCGAAACATTTATAGAAAGCGAAGTAGGAAAATCAGTTTTTGAAGGGTTTAAAAAGAATCTAACTTTGGGCGGTATAGATGCTGTTAAAGCAATATCGGTACAGTTAGCAGCATATGTGTCTGATGGAGTTATGACTGCAGAGCAAGCACATAGTGTTGCGTCACAAATTGGAATTGAACTAAATAATACAACACTAATTTCTCAAATTAGTGGCCAACTATTAGACCTTATTGGTCCAGAAGGGCAGAATTTAATTACAGATCCTTTAACAGTTAGAATGAACTTGGTTCAGGCACAAATGGATCTTGCACAATCTGGAAATAAGAATTTGATGGAAGAATTTGCTAAGAGTGGTATCAATCAAGATTCATGGGCGTGGATTACAGATATGTTTGTTGAGACAGACTATGATAAAATGTCTTCTCAACTAGCAGCAATTAATACTCAAAATCTTGAATTAAATTTGGCTCAACAAGACTCATTGTCTAAGCAGTATGATACTGAACTTAAAAAGTTGCAGGCACAAAAGGCAGCAACTACAGATAAGGCAAAACAAAAGAAAATTGATGATGAAATAGAGAATGTAGAAAAAAGAAGGCAATCTGGGCTAGAGGCACTCAGGGCAAAAAATAAAGAAATTTTAGATGATCAACTTAAAACATATAATATTGCAAGTCAAAATTCTTCTTTAAAGAATGCATTTTTTGATTCTCTAAATGCACAAGTAAAAACTAAATATGAGGGCAATCCTTTTCTTGATTCATTTTTAGATAAATCGGCAGGACTAAAGTCAGAAGAACTAGAAGTAAAGATTAAAACAATAGTTGCTGCAGGCGATCTTGGGGTAGAAAGTGGACAAAGAATAATTGAAATTTTTGGAGATGATGAAGAAGGTCTAGAAACAACTTTAGATCTTGCATTAACTAAACATGATCCAGGGTCGGTCACACAATTAATCAATGGTTTGGGTGGAGTTGAAAATGAAGTAGCCAAAAAAGTTTTAGTTGATGTTATGAGTAAAGATCCTAAAGAATTTGACAAGACAGCATCAGCCATAGCATTGGTACAAAAAATGGCTGGAAAAGAAATAAACATTGACACATTTTTCTCTAATAAAGATGCAGATGGAAATGAGATTGATCCTCTTGCTAAACTTAATGATTTGACAAAATCTTTAGAGGCTGTTGAGCAAATTGAAACCCCTATTACAAAAACAGCCCTAATTCAAATGAAAGAGGTTGGTGGCGTATCTTTAGACGGAATTCTGCCATTATGGGATCAATGGGAAAATCTACCAGATGAAACTAAAAAGACTGTGCTACAAGAATATGTAACTGTATATAAGACTATTACAGAGGGTGACGTAGATGCTGAAATTAAAAAGAGGGTAGCAGCAGCAGGTGGCGGTGACACGGTTCAAAGATATTACTCAACTGAAGGAGCCAGAGAATCTGTAAGGCAGCAACTTGCTGGAGCAAGAACTATGCAGCAGGTTAACCAAGATATTGCATCAGCAGAATCTAAAATAACAGACGATGACGGTGGTGGAGGCAAAAAAGAAGATCCATATGAATGGTTGCTTACAAGATTAAAGAATGTTAGAAATGCAGCAATAAATGCTGCTGGAGGACTTGGCGAATTAAATAAGGCATTAGCAAAATCAGGCTCTAAGTCAGTAAAAAATAAATTTATGGGTATAGAGCAGCAATTAATGGGTATGAATATGAATAGACAATTCATAGACTGGGTTACTGGCATGGATCCAAAAGAGCAGGCTAAGTATGTTAAAACTGCTACAAAGAAAAATGTTAATCCGTTTACTGGTAAAA